TAGAGCTTGAGTAAACGACTCTTGGAATAGCTTAGCTCTGTTAGAGTTAACATGTTCGTTATCGATGGACTCTGCTAGAAATACTGTAGCATCTAGCACTACTGGGAAGTAGGCATCTGATAGTAACTCAACAGATGTAGTCGTATCGTAGTCTGGAGGGGACTGAGCGTACTCTATAACTAGCTTCTGGCCAGCTGGAGCTTTAGGATATATAAAGAATCTATTGGGGTTGCGCACATGGCGCATCCAGTTCTCGGTTGCTGCGGCGGTATCGTTCATCCACGTTGGCATAGCTTGGTCTAGCGTCTCACGGTTCGCTTCAGTGACACCGTTGCCCCCTACTACCGAGTAAACCTCGATAATACGGATTGAATCCGAGGGGCCTGTCTGGAGGACTGCATCAGATACACAGGTTATTTCCCCCACATAAGCAAATAAATCAGGACGTAACACTGCGATTCGCTTCAATGCTTGGTTAGCAAAGCCCAAAAGGACTGAATCACTATATCGTTGAGGTATATCGATATCCTGTAGGATTCGTCTAGTCTCAGTTATTACGTCGCTCAATATCATTTAGGCACACCTTTTGACGCTTCCATATTCAATTCTACATTATCTTTAGGTGGTTGTTCAGGTATTTCTGCAGTATCTAATTTTAATTTTGGCTTACGTCTGGCCTGAGCCTTCGGTTTATGCTTCTCAGGGAAGGCTACCTCAGCAGTAACTTCTTCACACAAAGAGTCCTGGCTTAGGAATTCGTCCCAACCGTAGATTGTCCCATCAATTTTATGCTTTAACCATCTCTGCTCTTCCATGTTCCTTCTCCAATATTAAAATATCTACTACCGCATTTACCTAATTAACCACATCTAGTAGTCCTTTAGGTAAACACGAGGCCGAAGCCTCGTATCTATTAAACGTTATGCACAGTCAGCAACGACCGCCCATAAACGAACTACTGCTGTATCAGCTGCGTTGATAGTCTTAATATCAATCGTATCTGCTGCAGAGTAGTACTTACCGTTTGAGTAACCAACTACAGTATTTGGAGCTGCTTCGGCCAAGACCAAAGAGTTTGTGTAAGAAGCAACTGCGTTGCCGTTTACACCATCCAAAAAACCGTCAACATCAGAACCATCACCAACGTCAAACGTTTGTGTTGCTCCTTCTGCTGTAGTTACATCTATACCAACTGCTAAAACCATAGTCTTAGCAGGGATAGCCAACGCTTCAATTACGTCGTTTGCGCCAAGTGCTGTTGCACTTGCTGCTACACGAGCTGTTGTAATTGCTGCGAAGTCTAAAGTTACTTGTAAAACACTAGTTTTATTAATGCCTGATGCCATGTGGGCAGCAGAACCTTTATTAAAACCGATGCCATCTGTATATGTAGCCATTTCAGTCTCCTATTAAAGTGTTACTACAGCCTGAACTAACGCTTCAGGTTTTACTACCTTATAGCCATACACTTGTAAGCCACGGATAATATTACCGAAAGTTGATTCAGAACGTAATGTTTCAAGGTTAGTCATTTGAGAAGCAAATGTCAAGCCCATCTTATGACCAGCGATTAAGTCAAACTCGCTACCAGTCTTTTTGATGTTGTGACTCACGTATAAAGTGAATCGGTCAATCATACCTAAACGACCGTTACGTAGTGGAGATGAACCATCACCTGTAATTGACGCATCTTTAAGGTCTGACTGCTTAATGTAAGCGGCCATCTTAGCTGGGATAACGATGAATCTATCAGATTCAGGAGCGTTAGCTTCGTCCAAGACTGTACCCATATTGATGATATGGTCGATAACATTAGTCTTAGTCAACGCAACTGGAGTACCTGTTACACCTAAGTTAATGTTGCCTGAGATTGCACCTGCTGTAGCGCCTTTATTGCTGGCGTGAACACCGGCTAAAACGTCAGAAAGAACACGTTGGTCAATCTTAATCTTCATACGCTCAGAAGCGTCCTTAGACCATTTGTCCATCAAGGCAATGTCTGATTGAACCTTATCTACATCATCTTCAACTGCTGCGAAGTACGAGCCTTTGTCGATTAATAACTGTAGTTTAGGTTTATCAGGGTTTTCTACACTAAGAGTTTGACCCTTAACGTAGTCCTTGATAGTTAGCTCAGGGGTCGTACGGATATTAACCGTGTCGCCGTAAGCTTTGATGCTACCTTCGTAGTCAGTGTTTGAGATTGCTGCTAACACCGTGGCGTCGTAGAAATTCTCAATCAGTTTACCTGACCAAATTTCCGGGATAAAGTTACCCGAATATGCTGGGTTACCAGCTGCTGTTGGAAATGCCATTATTGGCTCCTATATTTTGATTATGCACTAAACAATGCGACCTTCTCGCTGTGCAGCGAAAATGTCACGCTCTATTCTAGCACGCTCTGTGTCCTGACCTTTGTACTTACCCGCCTTGACACCATCGTAAAAACTTCTGATGTCATCACGAGTGTACGACTGGTCACCAGTATTCGAAGGAACACCAGTGGATTTACCCTTACCTGGTGCTACTTGTTTCTCTAGTTCGGATGCAGCGCTTGCTTGTTGGTTTTCTACACGAGCTTGTGGCACACCATTCATACCCTGCCAAGTTGCGAAGAAACTAGCTACCCTACGTACATCGAAGTTGCTTTGCGCATCTTCTAAATATGTTTGGCGGCTAATCCCAGTTAACGGGTCGATAGCTAATAACCATGTCTGGAACTCTGGTTGGTTATTAGTTTCTTGCCAGTTAGGGACATTAGCTTCAAGTTCGGACCAGAATACATTCTCGGTATTAGTTGCTTGCGCCTGTGATAACTGCTCTACGCGAGGTACCATATTAGCTGACAACTGGTTGATAGTGTTTTCTAGCTGGGTGATTTTCTGGTTAGCAACTGCGTTCCCTTCTTGGTTCACTCGACGCATAACGTCGATTGAGTCACCGTAATCCTCCATATCCTGAGCTGATAATGTACTCTCAGGTACTGCCGGAATTTCCGGGGTAGGTTTTGGTAGACTTGCTGAACTAAGAAGTTGCTCTAGTTGACTAACTCTATTCGCTAGTTCACGTTTATCTGCGTTCAAACGTGGAACCTCTGCGTTATACATCCCCTGCAAGGTCTTGTACTTTTGGGTTAATGATTCATCTTCTTGGGTAACTGCTGCCGTTTGCTCTTCTGGTGCAGTCGTGGGTGCTTGTGCATCAACACGGTCGGTATCTGAAACTTCTTCTGCCTTAATCTCAGGCGCTTGGGATTCTTCCTCTCCCGGCGCTAGGTTAAGTTCTTTGTATAAGCTCTTTACTACCTCTGACTGTTGTTTTACTTGCTCTGGTATTGCCATGATTTCGCTCCTATTGGTATGCGTAATTAAAATACAGCTATCGTAATGACTGTGCTGCTAGTTCAGGGGAGTCTTCTGCGAACTTAGAAAGCTCTTTTAAAACACAACACCGCCCCTGGGCCAATGCTACGTTCTGTCCAACATGTGGTAACTGCTCTAGCTCATGCGCCGTCCACTCCTGTATCCATTCAAGTAGAACTGGATGCTGGCGTACAGCTGCGCCTAAAGCATGAATAACCTCTGGTGTTGGCTTAATCAAGCTACACCTCCTGTCGAACGGTTACTCACTGTGTTTCCATCCATGCCACCTTTGGGAGAACCGTCTGGTTGAGTCGGGGGACTACCCCCGGGCTGCTGCGATGGGCCATCTAGCTTAGCTAACTTGGCGGTCTCGCGGGCAGTGAAACCAGCTTTCTCCCGAGATGGAATGATATCATCCACAGGCATCTGCAACCCTTTAGCCACCTCTCGAAGAATCGAGGCGCGACCATCTCTACCAACGATTTCCATATCGATTTCATTGGCGGTTGCGTTAAGAAATTCTATTCGGCGTACATTAACAGTCTCTTTAACTGCTAAGTTGATAGCGCCGCGAGCAATGATTTCAACATCACCCTTAATACTTTCGTCTGCGTCGTAACGCATGTTGTACACAAACTGTCTGTGCACAATCTTTTTAATTACATCGCTGTCAATATGCATGACAACTTGTCTAATTCCTTTACCAGCTGAGCCCATTAACATGGACAGGCCTGACGCAGTACGTCCAGCTCCACTCACATTAAGGTCACCTGAGATATATGATGGTATGCCCGAGTGGTCATCAGCTAAGTTACTAAACTTATCGTACACTGCCATCAATGTTGTGGCGTTGTCATCAGGCTGATTGAACCTAACAGCAGGAGCACTAGAACCCATAGGGTCGTTAGTAACCTGCCAAATCTTCCAAGGGTACATCTGTGTAATGTCTTCGTTCGCTGGGATGCGCTCAAGGTTAACTTCAACCTGTGGGCCTGATGAGATACCCATGTTATTAACTAGCGCTCTCGCTGCTGCGTTACATATGTTCTGTACATCTTCGATAACCTCAGGAATCCCTCTACCCCAGAATGCACCTGGACTTTTAATTAGAGAGGTCTTAGCATAAGGTTTCTCGCCTAGCGGGTCGTAGTTAAGCACTGCTTTAATAATGTAGTCGCCACATATCCACACACATGACTCGTACTCACGAGCAGCATCAGGAACCTCTTCTTCATCTAGGCCCCAGTCACGTAGCATCTTGCCACTAATCTTCCCTGAAAATTCTAAAGCATCGAAGATTGTAGTCGGGCTGTCATCGACACCCGTCTTACCTTCAGCTTCTTCCTTTGCAGATTTAATTCCTTCGTTAATCCAACTACCAGAATTTCCTTCCGACAGTAGTTTGCGGATAGCTTCTTCATCGTAACTAGGAACACCGATAAGTTCGGACAGCTCCATACGTGTTAGCGGATGATGCTCAAATAAGTAGCCTTCATCAATATGTGTAATCCCTGGTTCAGGGTAAATCTTGAATGGGTCAACACGCTCGTACTCTGGAGCAAGCTCTTCACCTGCTCTAGCAATCGTAGCACCTTGGTCATTCTGTTCCCACTTCAACGTACGTTGACGACGAACAACAGGACCTTTAATAAATGCACATGGAAACGTAACGATGTCAGTAACAAACTCATTGAACGCATCAGGCCAGCCGCCTTGGGCAAACTGGTCACTGATTTTAAGCTTCATCTTGTCAGCACGGTTCTGTGCTTCCATCAATACTTTGAAGCGATAGTCTTGTGTGACCATCTCTTTCATCTCTGAAACTTCAGCGGGGGTGGGTGCCTTACCTGTAGACTCTACGATAGCCAAAATATTCTCTGCGAATACATTCTCAAGCTCACTCGTTTGTTTCGGAGACAGTTCAGGGATAGGAGTAGGACCTAAATCCCAAGGAGGTGTACCAGTATCTAGTAAGATATCTCGCAGCCAACTCTCGCCAGCACGACACTTAACTTCGGTAATCCCCATAAAGATTGTTGAGCCACCTTGTTTCTGGATAGCAGACATCTTATCAGCTTCATACTCACCATTACGCTGGCGCATTGCCTTGAGCATCTTCTGCTCAACAGGAGTCTTAGCGTTCTTAGCTGCGTCCCAACACGTATGTAAATATGCTGTCAGCCCTATAAATAGGGGGGCGTTCTGCCGTTCTAATAACTCACGGTCTGCAGCTTCGGCCTCATTACTGACCATCTCTGCGTTACCTATCATTCTCAAACCTGGCATTTATAACCCTTACTGGTTGGACTTATGGTTGTAGTTTTACACGTTTTGTTTGTCATATGCAACTTTATTATAATTTAAGGTCCCCTCGAGAGGTGAGTCACCGAGGGGGTGGGTGCGGGACTACAATGCGGAAGAGGAGAGTAACGACACACCCGGGTGTATCATATCATGTCCAACCGCCTGATGCAACAGATTTTATCTCACGTTTTTGATTCATATGCATTGTCTCTCCAATATTACCAATGTGAAGCATTAGATACTGCAGTGCCTCAGCAACGTGGGAGTGCTTGTTCTTATCAATCGTACCATTCTTTTTATGATATCGATATCCCCCCATCATCGCTGATTTAAGTTTCGTACATCTTGGGTCCATCAGGAACGCCGTCTCGCCATCCACATGCCTCATCAAATATTCGTCCACCGCGTTCAACCTCGCAGATATCGCGTTGGTCTTAGCAGGCATAACTTTGAACCCTTCGGCCTTGATAATATCCACCACTGTGCGCTCATCAGTCTGAGCTCGCTGCACACCAGCAGGGTCAACAATAATAATAACTGGAGCTCCAGGGAATCT